TGGGGCCAAAGCAGACCGATGAGCCGCCGAGCGTAAACTTTCCTAAACTCTATAAACTGCCATGACAACCGCCGCCAGTTATGTTGCCCTCAACATCGGTCACCACCTCATCAAATGGGCAGTTTCACGCATTCGAGCTAAGGCCATGACGCCGGAACAATTCGCTCTCCAGCATTCTCCGAACGCCAAGCCGAACGCCCCGGTGCTGCGGACCATTGCCGTAGGCATCCGGGACATCATGCACGAAAAGCCCGAGAACCTACCCGAGACGCTGCGATGACTCAGACCGATTACGTCAACCACAGCGGTCTGACCAAGGGCCGGGTAAGCCAACTGGTGAAGGCCGGAATGCCTTTGACTTCGCCCGAGGCCGCGGACTCATGGCGGGGCATGGGGGCACAAAAGCGCCCGGGAATCATCCCGAAATCTGCTTCGGGATCATCCGTTGAACCGGGACCGTACCGACCGCCCGAAGCCCAGGCACCCACCGACCCATCGTTGATCTCCGCGGACACACCAGCGGGCTCCTACGAACGGCAAAAAGGCATCGAAAAAGCTGCCTACGCCTTGTCAGTGCGGGCGCTTAAGGCAGGGCAACCGGACGCCGGCCGACTGGTTCAGATCCACAACAGCGCCGCTCGAAACCTGACCGCTGCCCGGGAGGAGGTGCTAACGTTAGCCGAAAGGGAACGAACGCTCGTCTCCGGTGACTGGGTCCGAAAGGTCATGCAGGAACACGACGGAGCGGTCGCAACATTGCTGCGATCAATGCCCAAGCAACTCGCCGGCCGGATCGCGCCGCACGACCCCGAGCACGCAGAAAAGGAACTGGACCGCTGGGTTCAGGAAGTAGCCCTTGCCACCTTGCAACAAACCGATCCCTGGAAATGAAGACCAAGCCAACCATCGAAAACGTCTCAATCGAGAAACTCAAAGCATACGACCGTAACGCTCGGACGCATTCGTTTGAACAGGTCGCACAGATCGCCGCTTCAATGGTCGAGTTTGGCTTCACCAACCCGGTGTTGATCGACAAACATGGGACCATTGTGGCCGGGCACGGTCGCGTGGAAGCCGCCCGGTCGCTTGGATTGGAGGACGTGCCTTGCATCCGACTTGAACACCTAACCGAGGATCAAGTCCGGGCCTATTGCTTGGCTGATAACAAGTTGGCACTTAATGCGGGTTGGAACATGGACGCCCTCGCCGCGGAATTGAAAGGCCTCGAGGCGGTCGGGTTTGACATGAGCCTAACAGGGTTCAGCCCGGAGGAACTCGCCGAAATCATGGGGGACACCGTCGAAGACACCGACCCGCAGCAAGCCGCCCCAGAAGTCGAGTTCTCCGAGGAATTGCTACACGCTCACAACTACGTTGTCTTGTACTTTGACAACCCGTTGGATTGGCAAGTTGCCCAAGAAAAGTTTGCACTCAAGGAAGTCAAAGACCTCATCCCGAGAAAAGGACAACCCACCGGCATCGGCCGGGTCATCCGCGGGTCCGAATGGCTCAACCGCATCGCATGAAAGACAACACCGTCTCCGTCATCATCCCGTCGTTTCGTCGGGCGCATCCAGACCGACTGCCCGGGCGGGATTATTTTAAGTCCGCCCGATACTGCGTCCCGGAATCACAGGCCGCGGACTACGCAGCCGTGGTCGGTGTGGATCGGGTGTTGACCCTGCCCGACGCATCCGATGGGAACATTGCCCGAAAACGGAATTGGATCCTGCGGAATGTCCCGCGGCCGTTGGTTATGATCGACGACGACGTCAGCGGGTTGTGCCACACGGAGGGCGTTTACAACCGCGGCAAGTGGACCGGGAAGAGCAACCAGAAGATCATGCTGGCGCCGGAGCAAGCCGAAGACCTTATCATTCGTGGCTTCAACCTAGCCCAGCAGTTTGGGTGCGTTTTGTGGGGTCTCAATCTCAACGAGGACGGACGAATCTACAAACAGTTCAAGCCGTTCTCGCTATCCGCCCCGGTGTTGGGGCCGTTCACCGGGCACTTGTCGCACCGATACCTCAACGACGAAAGGATGGGGTCGAAGGACGACTACGACTTTGCGCTCCAAGTGTTAAACAAAGAGCGAAAGATTCTCCGTCTAAATAAATACGCGTACGTCTGCGAACACGGAGACAATGCGGGCGGGATCGTGTCGAGCCGGACCATTGAGTCCGAAACCAAGTTTTGCCGAGCCATTGAAAAAAAGTGGGGGCGGCACGTCATCCAATACTCACTGCAACCAAAACGCATGGCCGATTTGCTCAATGCCCGAGTTGTGGTCCCGATTGGAAACGTCTAATGCTGACCGACTTACAACGAGACCTTTTGGAGTTCCGCCGGGGCTTGTACCGACCGACACCAAGGCAAACTGTGGTCCAATGGGCCGAGGCCAATCTCAAACTGACCGCGAGGCAGACCGAGCATCCGGGACCGTACTCGACCAGCGTTCGCCCCTACGTCAGGGAACCGCTCGAATGTTGGAAAGACTCAGGCGTGGTCGAGATGACGCTGTGCTGGGGATCTCAGACCAGCAAAACCACCACCCTAATGGCTGGCCTTGCGTGGTTGATCGACAACGAGCCAAGCCCGGCGCTGTGGTTGATGCCCACCGAAGGCCTTGCCCGGTCGTTTTCCAAAAGTCGATGGATGCCCATGCTTGAAGACTGCCCGGCCATGGTCGCGCATTTTCCAAGCGACAAGGACAAACTCACCCATCTCGAACAGCATTTTGACCGCTCGACGCTAACTTTTGTGGGCAGCAACAGCCCGGCCAACCTAGCCTCACGACCCGTCCGGGTGCTGGTTGCTGACGAGGTTGACAAGTTCGCCCAAGCCTCAGACCGGGAAGCCGACGCGCTGGACTTGGCCGAGCAGCGCCTCAAGGCGTTCTCATCATCCAAACTGTTCTTGACCTCGACCCCGACAACCACCGAGGGCCGAATCTGGCAGCGGTTCCTTCGAGGCGACCAGCGCCGGTATTACCTGCCCTGCCCAAATTGCAAGGCCCTCATCCGGCTGGAGTGGAAGCAGGTCAAGTGGGACGAGAGCGCCAAACTGGAGGACGGCAAATGGGACTTCGGCCGGGTCCGTGGATCCGCCCGCTACGAGTGTCAACTTTGCAAGGGGGCCATCACCGACTCCCAAAAGGTCGCCAGCCTTCGACACGGACAATGGATTCCCGAAAACAAGGGTTCGTTGCCCGGGGTCCGATCTTACCATCTGTCGAGCCTTTACAGCCCGGATCGCAAATGCACATGGGGTCACCTAGCCGTCCAGTTTTTGGAGGCTCAGGAATCCCTCATTGGGCTTCAGGGCTTCATCAACGGCAATTTAAGCGAACCATGGGAAAACCAAGCCGCGCCCCGACAACGCGAGGAATTAATCGTCGCCGGGACCGAAGGCGTGGCCGAAAAGGCGATCAAGTTTCTGACCGTTGACTGTCAGGCTTCCAGCCCGCATTTCTGGTTTGTCGTCCGTGCATGGAACGAGGACGGGTCATCCCGAGCCATTGACGCGGGGCCGCTGGACACTTGGCACGACGTGAGGGAAAAGCAGGGCCAGCACGGGGTGCAGGACGTCCACGTCATCATCGACTCAGGCTATGATGCCCCCAGCGTTTACTCGGAATGCCTCCGGTGGGGACGATTCTTCCCGAGGACCGGCCGGGTTCCTTTGTGGGTTGGGTGGATGCCCGCCAAGGGAATGCCGCGCAAAGGGTGGCGCAACCCGAAAACCGGGGTGGAGGATCCATTCTTCCTCCGAGGTATTGACCCTCGGGTCGGTGACAACGCTGGCCGGCAGGGACGTCTCGAACTCAAACTTTTGGAGTTTGGCACCGACGTGACCAAGGACATCCTCGAACGCCTCCGCAAGGGCAAGACGGCCACCCGGTGGGAGGTCGCCGATAACGTAGCCTCGCCGGAATATTGGAGGCACCTTGACTGCGAGCAAAAGGTCGCCCGCCTTTCCAGCGCCACCGGCCGAACAACGTGGACGTGGTTGTCTCGTTCCTCAAAATGGCCGAATCACTTGGCCGACTGCGAAGTCATGCAAGTTGCCGGTGCAATTTTCCACAACCGCCTCCGCATGACCAACTCCGATGCAAACTGACCTCCTCACGACGAAGGAAATCGCCGCCATGCTCAAGCGGGCTCCGTCCTACGTCTACGCCATGAAAGCCCGAGGGTTCCCAATGCCGGGGGGCCGGGCGCGACTCACAGAGGCGTTGGCGTGGCTGACAAAACATCCGCAACCGCGGGCCGAACGCCGTCACGGGCGGAAATGAGCGAGGACGGTTCAAACCACCCGTAGCGTCAACGCTCTGTTCCTGCGGACCTTCAATCGTGGCAGTTTCTTCTGTATTCGCCCGCGG